TATTACCCTCCACAAATGTGAGACCTGCAGGCTAGGGGGTCTCGCCCTATCTGTCAATCATCATTTTCATTCCACGGTCGCCTTGGCATCGACCCTGCATCGTACAGGTTATTGAGCACCCGCAGGCCCCGCATCTTGGTGTGTGCGTCGAGCGTTGAGACCTCAAGAATGCCGTTGGTCAGCCACGCTTCGATCATCTGGGCAGCGATCCGCTCATCCACGCCCCAGCGCTGGTTGATATGGTGCATGGCATAGCGACCGTCCTTGCGGGCGTGGTGATGGTTCGACCAAGGGCGACCGCTGTGCCACGCATCGCGGATGCCGTTCACGATCTCCTGACAGACTGGCTTCGACGGCCACTCTGGCTTGCCTTCCTCGACGATCTCCTCGTCGGTCGGCTCTGCGAACAGGCTGGTGTTGCCAGCGATATCGCCCAGTTCGATCTTCCTGAGCTTAAAGTTCTGCGTCCAGCCGTCCTCAGCCGCCTTGATCTTCTTGGCGTGAAGCTGGCCGATCTCTTGCCCCTCTTCGCGGCTGACCGACAGCAGGAAATCTGCGGCACCGTCGAACACCGTTGACCCGCGCAGGTTACCCTGACGGCTGGTGTGGTGAACGCCGCAGACGGTCGCGCCGAAGGTCTCCTTGACCAAGTCGCAAGCGCCAATGAACAGGGTCATGTCCTTCTGAAGATTTTCGTCGGCACCGGGCAGCACACGGCTCACGGTATCGACCGTGACGTAGACCGGCATCTGGCCCGTCATATCGACCACCTTGTTGATGGTGCGCAGCAGCTTGTTGGTGTCTTCTTCCTTCATGAAATTGATGGTCTGGTGGATCAGGTAGAACGGAATTTCGTCCGCATTGATCCCCAGCGCCAATTCCCAAGCGCGGATACGGAATTTAATGTCCGAAACGCCTTCGCTGGAAATGTAGACCACAGGCCCGGTGTAATTAATATTCCGGCCCCACCATGTTTTTTGTTGGGCTGCGATGCACAGCGCAATGCCTAGCGCAATGAATGACTTACCAGCACCCGGGGTACCGTAAATGAACCCAAGCGCACGGGCCATGATGATTTTTTGGACCAGCCATTCCGGATCGGGCAGTGATTTAATGCCCATAATATCCAAAAGCTCAAATACGTCATCCATGATCGACGCATTTGGGTCGGAAAGGTCCTCATCCTGCTGTGCTTCTTGGGGGCTGACTAGCTTTTTTTCTGGTGCGGGTAGAGCCGCCGCTTCCTTTACCTTGGTGTTCCACTGGCTGAGAGCCTGCTCCCACTTCTGGGCGAACAGGCTTGGGCCACGACCCTCGCGCTCCAGCAGCACATGGTTTGGCGTACCGGGCTCAAAGATGCGGGACTTGACGTTTACGTCATAGACCTTCCACGCCTCGCGCATCTCGTTCTGGTGGCCGTCAAGCGGCTCGAACGGGCATTCCCGGTAGAGCGCAACCACGCGCCCCCAGATCAGCCGGGTCATGTAATCCTCACGCCCATCCACGATCATGCCGAAATTATCGACGGCCTGCGCAGGGCTCTCAGTGCGTTCGCCGCGCTCGACCTTGGTGAACTGGCTCAGGAGCTCATCAACGGCCTCCACGATCCACGATGGCGCTTCCATGATACCGCAGACCCAAGGCTCGTAGCTCTTGATCCACGCATAGTTCACGCCGCTTTCGTGCATACTGGGCGGCAGCATGGCGAAGCCGCCAGCGCCACGGATGTCGATGCCTTTGCTGGTCTTGTTGGTTGGTGGCACCCAGCCTTCCGGTGCAAGGAAGAAAATCTGGATGCCACCGCCCCCTGTCCGCTGCGTTGCGGTTCGCAGCGGGACACCATCGTTCCATTCTTCAAGCAGCGCCTCAAGCCACTTCATGGCCTGCGGGTGGTTATGGCTGTCGATGTCCAGAACCCAGACGTTACCAGAGGCAGCGCCAGTGATCAGGCCCATGTTCTCACGGCCACGGAATTCACCCGCAGGACCGTACCAGCCATTGAAGGTGTCATCGTCGGTCAGACGGCCTTCGTATTCCCGCCACTTGATGATCGGGCGCTTCCATGCCTTGTCTTCCCGGGGGAGCTTGGCAGGCACAACCTGCAAGCCCAGTTCCCGATACATGGATGCCCAATCAGCCGGACCTGCGAAGTCCGGATCGAATAGAATATGTTTCACTTAGGACCCCGCAATAGGTAGGTTTAGAGCATCTTCGCCCCATAGTATGCAATCAAGGCAGCGTCAGAGCGGCCATCGTCCTTCTTTCGGGCAAACAGTTCAGCCTGCGCGGGGAAAAGCTGCATCGCTCTTTCCCGGCTCCCATCCTTCCCCGCCCTTTGGCCGACCGCCTTCTGCCACGCTTGGGGCGTAACCAGAGTCGTGGGGATATCGTATGCGGCAAGGATGCCTTCGACAATCCCACTTGATCGACCAAAGCTAAAGACGCTGGTGACACCCTGACCAGCCATGGCGTTGACGCGCTCCATGAACGCAGCCTCGACCTTGTGGCGGGTCAGGATGCCTGACAGCAGGGTGGCACTGACTTCACGCTTGTTCTTACCGTTCCGCGAGAGCTCGACGGTCGGCATGTCTGCGATCTCAACGGTGCCCTCTACAGTGTCGTAGAAGGCGACCGCCCCGGACAGGCCCGGATCAATCCCGATAACAATCATTCAAACAAATCCCCTTGGGCCTTCGACTCACCCCACCAATCCTCGACAATCTCAAGGGCCTCACCAAAGAAGCTCATCGGATAAGCCGCGATGCAGTGCCTCGCGCTTACCTTCGGGTTGGGGTCAGTCTTTTCAGTCAAAGGGCGGTGAACAGGAACCCCGCGCTTTTGCGCAGCAGAAGCCAAAATTTGCCCGATAGCCCAATTGTTCTTGTTACTCTGAGGAATGCCAAGACGCATGGCAACGTCACGGAAATTGAACAGTCTGATTTGGTTTCTCATGCTCACCACCCGTGCAATCACAGCCCCAGAGCATCCTTGTAGAGCTCGATCATGGCCTCTTCGGCCTCGCGCTCTGCCTTCTCCTTCTTCCGGAGCCGGATGATCTGCTTCATGGCCTTGGTGTCGAACCCAGCCGACTTGGCCTCAATGTAAACATCCTTGATGTCATCGCTGGTGTGCTTCTTTTCGGCTTCGAGCGTTTCGATGCGCTGGATCAGCAGGCGCAGGCGGTCAGTTGCTACAGCCTCGGTCGCAGCTTCAAGGGCTGCGAAAGACTTGCCCGACCCCGGATTGCCTTCGTAGAATTCAATGTCAGTCATTAGTTTTGCTCCTCCTCACGTTGTTCCATCATTCGGTCTGCATAGTCATAGGCAAGGCGCGCTGCCTCCCATGGGCTATTTTCTTGGCAAGATACCTGAAGCACCTGACCCGCGAACCAATCCCGAAGCTCCATGCCGGGGCGTGGGCCAAGATGGCTCTTGGTAGGGAATGCGTAACTATCCTTCATCGTTTGCTCCTTACTGGATCATGTTCTGCGATTTGGTCATGTGATCGACGCTCTGGTCAACGTCTGCCTTGATCATGCCAAGCATCGTATCGACCAGCGCCGGGTCCATGCCGCTCACCACGCCAGCGATCAGCATGTTAGTGAACATCACGGCGCAGGTGCCGATCATGTCGCCCGGGTTTTCGATCTCATCGTACATCAGTTCGTGGTAGCGCTTTGCCGACTTCCAAAGCTCGGCTTCGGTCATGCGCTTCATTTCGGTAGGGGCTTCGCCCTCATTGATTTCATCAGTCATTTGTTTCCTCGTAATCCTTAGGGCGAAAGCCAGTAAGCAGGGCCTCGACGGCAACGGAGACGGGACCCGGTACAGGTGTCTCCCCGCTCTCGTATCGGCGGATCGTGCGATCAGCACGACTGCCCATCCGTAGTGTTGCAGCCAGCCGCGAGGCGGACATGCCTAGCTCCTGCCGCGCAGTCTTGAATTCATCCTTCGTAAAACTCATCGAGTTCCTCTTTCTGCATGGCTTCGTACAATTCCAACTCAGCCCACTCGTCAGCAGTCAGAGGCTCTTCCTTGCGGAAAAGTTCCCAAATTCTGGGGGTCAACGTCACGACAACAGCCGTGACTAGGGGCAGGTGGATTGTATCGTCGGGTGTTGGCATAGGTTTGCTCCTTGATAGGTATGTAGTGCCAATTTCTGAGGCTAGGGCCTGATGCCCTATGCTGTCAAGCGCGCTTTCTGCCCTGCCAAGAATTGAGCTCCTTGCGCAGCATGTAATCCTTGAAAGCGTAGGTCTTGGTGGCGATGCTATACTCCCGGGCCAGCAAATTCACCTTGGCCTGAGCGGCCTCAAACCTGATCTTGGCTTCGTCGTATTCCTCAAATGCGTCACAGGCGCGGGATAGGATATCGGATACATCAATCATCGTTTTGCTCCTTGCGCGGTCAACCCGCATCACCGACCTAGGGCACGCTGCCCTATCGCGTCAAATGTTTTTTTCGGCTTGACGGAAAAAATCTAGGGCGTATTGTCCGCGCATACCTACCGACCGACCTATGGAGCACATTTTGACCAATCCCTTTGAGGCGCACGGGATCACGCATCTCTCGCCGTCTACCTGCAACACCTTCACCGCATCGCCAGCAGCCTTCGTGCTGCAAAAGTGCCTTAAGAAGACCAATGTCGTGGGCGCTGCTGCGCATCGCGGCACGGCTGTCGAAGATGGCATTGCGCATGGCCTGCTGAACCCCGGTGCCTCGCTGGCAGACTGCACCAAGATCGCCTTGGAGAAGTTCAATACGCTGTGCGCCTTCCTGACCGGTGACGGTGTGGACAAGGAGCGTAACGGCATCCCGGGGATGGTCGAGCAGGGCCTGATGGAACTGAAGCCCTATGGCGTTCCGTCATCGACGCAGGGGTCGATTAGCCACACCTTCGAGGGCCTCGCGGTCCCCATGATTGGCTACTATGACTTTGAATGGGAGCAGCACGGTCGCCTGACTGACCTGAAGACCAGCCACGCCCTCACCAGCAAGATCAAGATCAACCACGCCCGTCAGGTGGCGCTCTATCGCGCAGCCCGGGGCGACAACCTTCAGGCCATGGTGACCTATATCACCCCCAAGAAGCGCGCCACATACGCGCTGGAGAACGCCCGTGAGCACGTTGAGGCTCTGGGCCG